CAAGAGGATAGAGGAACAGGAGAGACTTTTGGAGACAAGTGGGGATGGATCGCAAATGTAGATGCAGCCTCCGAGACCTGCAGGTGTTCCTGGGATGAGGTGATGAGATGGACTGCAATTGAGTTTCTGAACATCCTCTCCTATCGCAAGGACAAGATTGCCAAGGAAAAGGAGGACATTGAGGAATGGAAAAGGACACATTGATATGGAACTGATTGACCTTTCAGAACTGCAGAAAGTCCTGCAGGATCTTGCCAATGACATCCGGGACAACTACAAGGAACACCTGCAATTCAATGACAGGTACACAGAATTGGGAGTCCCATCCGGATACACACAGAAGCTGATTGATTCAGTCAAGACCCAGGTTGTGGTGGGTGACCAGGCATATGAGGTCACCATGACCCTCAATGACTATTGGAAATATGTGGAGGATGACACCAAACCACATTTTCCTCCGGTCAGTAAGATCCTGGAGTGGGTGGAAATCAAGCCTGTCATCCCAAGACCATTGGCAAGTGGCAAAATCCCCTCACCCAAACAACTTGCATTCCTCATTGGCAGGGCAATCTCCGAGCATGGCACAAGGGGCAGTCATGACTTGGAAAAGGTCAAGGATGGTGTCATACCATTCTACCGGGACAAGATTGCTGCTGCCCTGGGGCATGACATAGAGAACTACATCAGAAAGGTTGTCATCAACCCATAATCTCTCATCATTCACTTAACAACCTGCAAAGGAGCAGGGGTGCAGGTGGAATCCCTGCAGTGTAAATATTGATACGGCAAAAACCAAAAGGGAGGTCATTTCTGATCTCCCTTTTCTATTGTGAACTTTGTTGAGGAATGCCGGATGTATCTCTTGTCCTTTGAGTATGCCTTTTCCAACATCCGGATGTGGGCATCATCAAGGTGGGGACAATCCCAATCTCTGAAAGCAAAGGCATCTCCCTGCCTCTCTCCGAAATTCCGGAGGGGATGCCAATTGCCATCATGGTAGCAACTGACCACATATCCATCCGGAGTGTTTCCTACCTGGAACATCATCTCTGTTTGGTTTGGTGGGGAGGGTTGCCCCTCCCCTGGTTTCATTTATCTCTCCATCTCCAGGATCTTGTCATACATCTCTGCAATGACTTTCCATTTGTCAACTCCGGTGAGGTGGTAGGAGGTCTTGTCCCAATTCTTGTTGACCACCTTGAGGATTTCAGCCTGCATCACATCATGGATTTTCTTGAAAGCCTTGTCAATGTCCTCAAAGGTTTCCTCTTTGGTGATGAATCCGGGGAGGACTTTCTTGATTTTCATCTCATCCTCCTCATACATCAGAGAGGAGAGTTTCTGCAGATCCTCAAGTTCACCGGAGATGACCAGGACATTGTTGGTGGATTCATCGGTGCAGTAAAGACCGGAGATGGAATTGTGGGAGAGTTGGTAAACAAGTTCCTTGTTGTACTCATTGATGTAAAGCCTGTGTGTCATAATTGTATAAAGATTTAGTTGTTGTCTCATCTTGTTGATGCAAAGGTAGCACTTTATTTTGAATAAACAAATTATTTTTTCAAGATTGTGCAAAAAAGTTGAAAAATCTGCCTCATTTACGGAGACCGGGCAAATTGATATTTCCTGGAAAAACTCTATATGGCTGCAGTTCCTATTTGGAAAGACTATTTTGTGACCCTCTCCGGCATCTACAGGATCATAGTGGCGGAGACAGAGGATGTCATCTACACCGGGGATGCAAATGCCAAACCGGGTGAGGCAATGGGGCAGATCCGCATCAATGACATTTGTGCGGACTACCTGGAACACATCCTCCCCACCCTGGAACAGGCGGAATTCACCAGGATCTCCAACCCCACATTCAAGGTGCAGTTGAGGGTGCAGGGTGCAGGCGGATACCAATGGGTGGACATCACATCTGTCCAATTCCTCAATGATTGGTCATATGACTATGACTTTGACCCTGTGACAATGGGACTCTCATTCCCCATCAATGGGCGTGTTGACTCCAGGATGCCCATTGTGTGGACAGGATATGAGGTGTCAGAGGTTGAGGCAACCATCTACCTCCGGGATGGGTCATCCTACCAGGTCATCATCCCTGTGGAGATCACCGCAGATTTCAATGATGATTTCAATGCGGACTTTGCTTTGGAGGCAAGAGCAGCCGGGAGTGGGACTGCAGTCTTTTTCCCATCTGAATGGGGAGATGTGGTCAAGATTGAGATCAATGGATCAACATTCATCCTGGAGGACACCTGTGCCAAGTATGCACTCTATTATGTGAATGCACATGGTGGATGGGACTCATTCCTCATTGAGGGCAACACCCTGGAGACTGACACCCTCAAGAGGTACACCAGGGAGGTGGTCTATGACAACCGGGAAATCATCAACCGGGGAATCCACAACTATGTCAATGAGATCACCAAGGGATTCACATTCCACACCGGGTGGTTGACAGGAGACCAGGGAGAAAGGATGCACCACCTCATCAACTCCACCAATGTGTACATGTATGACATTGCAAGGCAGCAGATGATCCCGGTCACCATCCCCACCACCTCCTGCGAATACAAGACATTCAAAAACCAGGGGAATCAGTTGGTGAACTACACCATCCAGGTGCAGATTGCCCAAAACCGCATAAGGAGATGATCAAGTGGTTGAGATCCATCATTGCCTGGATCAAGAATCTATTTGCCAAGAAAACCATGAGGAGAAAAATCAGTCTATACATAGGAGATCAGTTGGTTGACCTGGATGATCAGTCATTCATCCTGTTCAACTATCAGATGGATGACCTGTCCAACCCTACCATTGTCAAAAACTCTTTCAGTCAGCAGATCACCCTCAAGGGGACTCCTGCAAACAACAAGATCTTTGGAGGGTATTTCAAATTGGACAGGCGTTATGCCAATACAGGAGGAGACACCGGGGTGGATTTCAATGCATCCCAAAAGACACCATTCACCATCTACAATGAGATGAGTGAGATCCTGGAGTCCGGATATGTCAAACTTGATTCCGTCTCCCGGAATGGTGCGGATATTCAGTACAAGATCACCCTCTATGGAGGTCTTGGCTCATTCTTTTATGCACTCTCCTATGATGAGAATGGCAACAAGAGGACTCTTGCAGACCTTGACTACCTGGGTACAGGCAACCCAACCACAGAATTGGATTTCTCCATCACAAAGGAGGCAGTCCAGGAGGCGTGGAACAGGTTGGACGGAGACACCTCTGCCCCTGCCAAGTGGGACATCATCAACTTTGCCCCTGCATATAACGGCATCCCGGAGGGCAATTTCTCTCCGGACAAGGCTCTTGTAACTCCCTCCCAGGTGGGATTGCAGGATACCATTCCCGGTGAGGGTGGTGTGAACTACTCAACCAAGGGGGGATATGCCCTTGTCTCCCTGGCACAGGCGCAGGATGAATGGGCAGTCAAGGATCTCCGGTCATACCTGCAGAGACCTGTTTTCTCCATGAGGGCATTTTGGGATGCCATATCAAAACCTGCAAACAATGGCGGATATGAGGTGGATGCAAGTGTGGTCAAGTCATTCCGTGAAATGGGCAGGTATTATGACCTTTGGATGACCCTCCCTCTCATCTCCTCCATTGGTACGATCAAACAGGCAACAGGAGACCTGTCCCTCACCATGTCATCCACCGCCACACCGGGCAACGAGATTGGCAGGTATGACATTGTGGGGTCTGTGGCATCCGGCACAAGGGTGACCGCAAACATCAACTGCAAGATGCGTTTCAACCTGCCCTCAACAGGGGATGCATATGATGAGTTGTTCAATGCGGTGTCCAGGAGGATTGGGGGGAACTCCGAAACGAAATCCTCCATCATATTCCTCCAGGCAGTTGCCTACGGATCTGATGACACCATTGTGGGTGGCAGCAAGATCAAGGTCTTTGGTGCATCCGGCAAAGTCTCCGGAATAGCATCTGCCTGCGGTTTTGTCCCTGTATGGTCAGCCGAATATGAGGGATTGGGTGTGGGCAACACATTCAACAAGATCTCTGCAGGTGTGTTTGAATATCCGGAGGAGGTCGCATTCTCTGTTGAGGCGCAGGATGTGGCATACTATAAAATCCATGCATCCATGTATTCAATGGTGGTGACCTCCGGAGGATCTGGGACAAGGGTGACCTATTCCGGAGATGGCAGTACATCCTATCCGGACATGTGGGTGGACTTTGCCACCAAGATAGTCCCCAACTCCACATTCCTTGTCCAGGGGGCAAACGCCAATTCCGTCACATACACCACATCCGAGAACTTGAGATCCGGGGCAGTCATCACCAAGGCAATGCTGCTCTCCACATCCAAGACACCTGCAGACTACCTGCTTTCATTCTGCAAGGTGTTTGGGTTGTACGCCACCTATGATGTCACCACCAGGAAAATCACCATCCACAAGAGGAATGACCTCTACCAGGATGAGATCATTGACCTCTCCAAGAGGGTGGATGTGTCCAAGGGCATCTCCATCCAACCCCTGGTGTTCAATGCGAAATGGTATGGCCTTAACCTGGAGGGAGTCGGTGGGGCATTCTATGATGAATACCTCAAGGTGGAGGGCATCCCCTACGGAATCCAAAGGGTCAACACCGGATATGATTTCAATGCGGAGGCGGTCAATCTGATGGACTCCGTGGTGTTCAAGAATGCCTGCACCACCCTGGCAAGATCCAGGTATTTCAACTATATCTTCAATGGGCAGACATTCCAACCCTCGCCATTCCTTGACAAGGGCAACAAATACACCCTGTGGTCACCCACCGGGGAGACCCTGGAGACGGACATCTCCTGTCCTCCGGGGTCAGCAACCATAAACTACTACAACCAAAATCCCAACTACAAGGGATATGACCTGGATGAGGGGAGGAAACTTGAACTGCGGACTGCGGACAACAAGCCTGTGGATGGTGCGGACATCCTGGTGTTCCTGGGAGGGTGGGGATATTATGACTATTTCAAACTCTCCGATGATGTCCCTGCAATGGGTGTTGCCAATGATGGAGTCCCCTGTTGGTTGCTTGATCCGGGTGCAGGTGGTCTATCCGGCAGTCTCAAAGTCCCCTCATTCCAAAGGTATTATTCACGCAACAACAGGTGGATAGATGACTCCCTGGACTTTGGCAACCCCAGGCAACTTGACATTCCGGGTGTCTCTTTGGCGGACAACATCACCCTCTATGACAGGTTTTGGAAAAGTTACTTGACAGACAGGTATGATGTGAACACCAAGGTGATGACCTGCAAGGTGGATTTCTCCGGCATGCAGGTCAACCAGGGTCTCCTCCGGAAATTCTATTGGTATGAGAACTCCATTTGGGTCTTGAACAAGATCACCAACTATTCACTCACCACCTATGACCCTGTAGAGTGTGAGTTTGTGCAGGTGCAG